CCCAAACTGGAAATATTAAATTGATGAACTACAAAAGCCCGGCGGCAAAACCGGGAAGAAAGGGAGGAATAAAAAATGAAAGAAACAAAAATGGAGTGTAGACATCAACTGGGAGAAGCCAACAAGGGATGGTATACCTGCGCACTATGCGGTAAGAAATTCAGGGGCGCGGAGGCCAAGGAGATTCTAGCAGCTGCGGAGGGTATAGAGAGCGTCACAGAGGCCCTGACACCACCCACAGGGGTTGTCGGTCCTATAGAGGCCCCAGGGACCACGGAGGGCAAAGGAAACGTTACGGGGAACACTGAATGGGTAGTATCCTTCACCGACAAACAAGGACGGGAGGCCACAATTCATACCTCCAGCCTCGTTTACCCTCCCCTGGTATCACCCATCCATAAGGCGACCTCACCCGTTGGGCTGTCCAGTGGCAAGATGGTTACTGGTAAAACAGTGACAATTGAGTGTATTGACTGCGGTGCGGAGAGGGTTATTAAGGTCCAGGACGCATTCCAGGTGGTCCGGTGTACTGAGTGCCAGAAGAAATACCGCAACATGAAGCGACGCTTGGCCCGCAAGAACAATAATGAGGAGGGATAGGGCATCTCTCAAGACATGATCTGGGTTGTGGTTCTGGTGGTCTGGGTACTGATTATTGCGGGTAGGCCACCAGGACCCAGGGGAAGGGGATAGTGTAATTGACTGAATATGTCCCATTGGAGAGGCAAATACAGAAAAATATCCTGAAATATCTGAACAGCCTCCCCAACGCCAGAGCAGTCAAATGGAGCCAAAATGGCAGGCAGAAAGGAAACCCCGATATCCTATGTTGCATCAATGGGCGCTTGGTCCTATTCGAAGTCAAGCGTCCATTGCTGGGGAAAGCCACACTTTTACAAAGGGAGACCATCAAGAAATGGAAGGAGGCTGGTGCTATATCAGAGATCGTGGAGTCGGTGGACGATGTCAGGGATGTCCTGTCAAACTATTGCTTGACGGGTCAGTAACCAGCATGGTATAATGGTAATACACCCACCAATTACCAGCGGGAGGAGGTGAATAATTTTGACAAAGAACCAAGTTAGATCGAATAGACTCAAGGAGTTGAGGGAACAGGTCAAGTTAACGCAGGGAGAAGTGGCTAAACTCCTGGACCTTCACCATACCACAGTGTCTAAGCATGAATCAATGGACAGGGTACTGGCTCCTAAGGACGTAGAGGCATATGCCAAACTATATAAGGTGAGCAGTTACGAGTTGTTCCTGGAACCGTTCCCGGATTTAGCGGAGGAGGATGCCAGTGCAGAATAACAGTCTTTTGGAATCCGCTCTGCAGTACGCCCGCGAAGGTTACTCCGTCATCCCACTCCGTCCGAGGGACAAAAGACCAATTAGTGGGTTCTCGTGGTTGGAGTATAACGACCGAATCCCCACGGAGGAAGAGATCAGGCAATGGTGGACGACCTACCCCCAGGCCAATATCGGGATAATAACTGGCAAGATATCCGGAATAGTAGCAGTGGACATAGACACTGGAAGGGGAGGAAACCCCAAGGAAGTATTCGATCTCGCGCCGACAGGCAGGATATCCCAAACCGGGTCCGGCGGATACCACCTATTATACAGGTACCCAGACGGGGATATTATTATTAGAAACCAGGTCGGTAAAAACGGGGTCGATATTAGGGGTGATAGGGGCTATATCGTGGCTCCTCCTTCCGTACATAGAAACGGACGGAGATATAGATGGCTGTACGATGGACAGCCGGGGGAGTTTACCCGCAGTCTAACCACGGAAACGGGGGATAGCTCGGGAGGTCCAGGGGAGAACAACGGGGAAAGATGGCTAGTGGAGATGTTGTCCGGTGTTGGGGAGGGGTCAAGAAACGACGCTTGCGCCAGGCTGGCCGGGTACTACGCAGGGAAGGGCATTCCCCTAGATGTGGCCCTAGCACTACTGGACAGCTGGAACAACCAGAACAAGCCACCCCTGAGCACCACCGAATTGGAGACCACGACACGATCAGTATACCGCACAGCCTATAAGTCGTCATCAAACAGCACTAACACTAACACTAACACTAACACTAATACCAATATGAATAACACCGTGGAACAGACTAAACAGGAGGCATTCAAGGTAGTGGATGTTAATACTTACATGACGAAACATGGGACAGGCTCGGTATCGTGGGTTATTGATGACTGGCTACCTGATGAAACTATAGCCTTCTTAGTGTCTCCACCCGGGTCCTTCAAGACTTGGATGCTGTTGGACCTTGCAGTGTCAGTGGCAGGAGGTACACCATTTCTGAATCAGTTTGAGGTCAACTCCACGGGGCCAGTATTGATTGTCCAACAGGAGGACTTCCATGGGGAATTAGCAGAGCGACTGGCAGTAATTATCAATAATAGGTATAATTTAATTAGCCAGAAGGGGGACGACTGGCAAATAAAAATGCCCCCGAATCTGCCCATATATCTCCACCCCGAGCGGAGGCTACGGTTTGACAACCCCGAGGTTATGAAGGCATTCATGGCCACAGTGGGGGAACTACGGCCCAAGCTGGTAATAATCGACCCTCTTTATTCAACCGGTACCATGGATGACTACATGACCAAGATAGCCGAATTGATGTTTCCATTAAAGCGGCTAAGGGACGAATATCGTTGCTCATTCATCCTGGCTCATCATACTAAAAAGAGTGCGGAGGGAAATGGTAGGGAGGGTTTATGGGGTAGTCAGTTCTTGAATGCATTCCTTGAGACTGGGTGGCAGATCAGGAAGGGGGAGCAGGAGAACAGCGTGTCAGTGCTAAGACACTTCAAGGTCAAGGGAAACCTGCCCAAGATAAAGGTAGATTTCAACATCGATACAGAGGACCAGTACAAATATGAGGTCGTCGTGGACACGAGCAATACGGAATCCGAGGTGAATATTCTGGAATACCTCAACGACCACGGTCCATCAACAGCCGTCGAGATAGCCAAAGGTGTTGGGGTCCACAGGACGACAGTGACTCGTAAAATAAAGTTGCTGGAACAAGATGGGGTGGTAGTCAAGGAGGGGACAAAATATATCGTCCTGTCGCAGCTACCGCAGTTCTAAGAGAGGAGGTTAGGGAATTTGGCAAGGAGTGAAATAATTAGTTATTCTCGGTTGGCGGAGTGGACCACCTGCAGATACCGATGGAAGTTGAGGTATATTGATCACATAACCCGCAGGATGAATTTTCGGGCACCTACACTGGGGAGTGCGGTTCATGTCGGGATGGCCTGTGGTCTGCTGGAAAAAGACTACGTGGCTGGGATCGACCAGTGGAAAGAGGAATATCTGCAGAAACACATCCTGGAAATTGCAGATGGGGTAGACGAGTTAATAGCTGAAACCACCGGATGTCTTAACCAGGAAATCGAAGATATGACTAATGAAGTGGCTTCGACCGCAAAAGAGATAACGGGACGGGCCTTGAAGGTATTTGGTCCGGACCAATGGGAACCTGTTTTATTTAATAAGGCCCCTATGGTGGAAATCGAGCTAAGGGTACCGATCCGTGGTTGGGGTGGCTACAGGGGAATATTGGATTTGGTGGCTAAGGAGAAGTCAACTGGGTTTGTCTGGGTGGTTGATCATAAGGTCCGCAATCAACTGCAACCCGTGGAAGCCGAGGAAGTTAATCTCCAAATGGTATCATATCAGTATTTGGCCCTACGACATGGAATCCAGACTATTGGTTCCCTTACTAACCAAATACTGGCAAAGGTGCCATCTATCCCCCAACTTAATAAAAATGGTACCATGAGCCGCGCACGAATCGCCACCGATTGGTCCACCTACAAACAAGCCTTAATTAGTAATAATCTGGATCCGGAGGACTATGCCGAGGAGATGGTGGACAAATTGAATGTCGAGTTTCAGAGGGAATCTCGCGCTTACAGGTCGGAAGAGGAGGTCCGGAATACCTGGAGTAATGTTATTCAGAAGACGGCATGGGATATGACCAGAAAATCCCCGCATTACTGGAGGAAGATGGGTCATATGAATTGCCAGAGCTGCTGGGCCAGGGATTTCTGTCTAGAGGAACTCAGAGGAGGGGACACGGAATACTTGCTACGTGGTGGTGGTTATATGATAGACACCGGTAGGGAAGATATAAACGGAAAGGGGGAATCTCTGGATGTATCTTGTGCAAGTGACAGAGAGTCCTAAGCTGAATGTTCTCATTTACGGTCCACCGGGCATTGGTAAGACTTGGCTTACTTCTACAGCCCAGGATCACCCCGCCATGGCGGATATCTTTTACCTTAATATCGAGGGCGGTCTGGCCACCGTTGCAGGACGTGGGGACGTCAGGGCTATTAATATTGTAGGAATAGAGAAGTTTAAGCCCACTGCCGATATGCCCGGTCTCCCGGAGAACTGTTCCACCCTGGAGGACGAATTTTGGAAACTAGCTGGGCGACAGGGAGAATATGCCAGTATAAAGACGGTAATAATCGACTCTGGCACCGAATGTCAAACCCTAAGTCTGGAGGCCATTGTTACTTCGGCCATAGCCAAGAATAAGATTAAATACAAGGACCGGAGCCCGGACGAGGTTTACATGGACGACTATGGAAAAAGTACCGCACAGCTGAAGAGGATATTCAGATGGTTTCGAGACCTGCCCATGAACGTCTTTATTACTGCTTTGCCACAAATGGTCTTTCCTAAGGGAGAGAACCTGAACAGCAAGAACCTGGAACCCCTGGAGGTCCGGCCCCAGTTTACCGCAAAGTTAGGTGAGGCGGTCATGGGTTATATGGACATGGTTTGGTATATGTACAAGGACAATAATGGCAGACATCTGCTAACTCAGGACACGGGCAAATTCCGCGCCAAAACCCGGGGTATGAAGTTCTCACAGGTTATAGGTCCCGTGATTGACATTAGGGACGAACTAAACCCCGAGGATGAAGGTCTGGACATACCTGATATTTATGATTTATACTTGGAGGCCGAGGCCCCCAGTGTGAATAATAAAAAGAAGAAATAAGGAGGAATTATCACTATGACTAATCCATTTGGAAATCCACAAGACAACGACGGGGCAATAACATTTGAGGTCGATCTGAGCAATGAAACTGGCTCAACTACAATCCCGGAGGGAGACTATATAGGTAGACTAGTCAACCTCGAAAAGACTACCTCCAAGGCCGGAAACCCCATGTGGGTTTGGGACTTTGCTATTACCGAAGGTGAATATGCTGGCATGGAGTTCAGGCTGTTTACTGCGATTACTCCCGCTGCATTGTGGAAACTGGCCGAAACCCTGGAGGCTTTGGGGGTTGGTGGCTTCGGCCAGGCTGTTAAATTCACGACAGAAGAGGTCCTGAATACCCTGGTGGTCATGCACGTCTACGACGACGATTACAATGGCCAGCTGAGGAGCCAGCTCGATGGTATCGCAGCTCATCCCAACGGAGCTGGCACCAAATACCAAAACCCCAACATCCCTCCGACCAGCGCCCCAGCAACTACCAAAGGTAGGAATAGACGCAATGCTAGTAAATAGTCCTGGCAAATACTGTGAGGCTATGGAGTTTATCTCCAAGCCCCACAGTGAAATGGTAGTCGACCTGGAAACTACGGGACTGGATCCTTGGCATGGGGATCGCCTATGCGGAATTGCCATTCAGTGTTCCGATAGAAGATTTTATTTTCCTTTTAGGCACCGGGGGGAGGGTGCACCCGGAAATATCCCCATATCCAGACTGAAGGATTTTAAAAAAGTGCTTAACAGGAAGAACACTACCTATGTCGGCTGGAATTATAAATTTGACCTGGAGATGCTTTATGTAGACGGCATTTCCTTGCCATCGAGAGTGGAGGACGTTATGTTGGCCGCCCACCTCATGAATGAGAACGAATATCTGTTGGACCCACTTGGTAGGGTACAGTTTCGGGCAGGAAAACCCGTAACCACCTATCAGTTAAAATACCTTTCCGACAGGTATTTGGGCCAGGGATCCAGTATGGAGGAAAAAGCACTCATTGACAGGATTCTGGCTCACGGTCTAGCCAGGACGCCAAAACAGGCCAAGGGTGCCATGTGGAAACTCCCCGCTGAGATGGTGGCACCTTATGCTCTCGATGACGTCAGGCTGACCAAGGAAATGAAGGAGTTCTACAAGCCCCATTTAATCAACTGGAAGCTGTATGATCTGTGGCAGGAGGTCAACTATTATAGTCTAGTTACCACCAAAGCCGAGATCAACGGGATGCTTATTGATGTACCTTTGTTGGAGCAGTATATGGCCGAGGTCGGCCCCCAAATGGTGGAGCTGCTTGCGCGAATAGAGGGACTGGCAGGGTATAAAATCAACCCCGACAGTTCCAAGCAGGTCTGCAGTCTATTCGGTATCAGCAGCAGTAACAAAGACGCTTTGGAAGACCTTGTCGACAAGGGGAATGAAATTGCTGGACTGATATCCCAGTATAGACAGTGTAGCAAGATCAATGGTACATACTACGAGAAATACCTAGAGTATATGGACAGTAAGAACATCTTGCGCACTAGCCTTCACCTGGCAGGCACAATCTCCGGGAGACTGTCATCCAGTAATCCCAACCTGCAAGCCATCCCAAGGAAGACTGACGTATACAAAGTTAAGGATGTGTTCATGGCTCTGCCGGGTCATTATTTCGTGCAGGCTGACTATAGCCAAGCAGAGATGCGGCTGGGTACTGACTATGCCCAGGAGAGCCGGATGGTTGAAAAGATTCTCAGAGGAGCAGATTTGCATACTGAAACCTCCGAAGAGTTGGGCATACCCAGGGATGCCGCCAAGCGGATTAATTTTGGTGTAATATATGGAATTGGAAAATCCAGCTTGGCTAGGCAGCTGAAGATACGGGAGAATCTCGCGGGACAATATCTCAATAAATACCATGGTACGTACCCGGGGTTCAAAGCCTTATCTAGACGTTGCGAGAAGATGGCCAACGAGAGGGGATATATCCGTATGTGGACCGGGAGGGTCAGGCGATACGACCAATATAATCCCACCCACAAGGCTATGTCCAATCTCATTCAGGGTGGGGTGGCCGAAATGATGAGGGTGGTCATCAACAGAATTGATAGAGAGCTA